CGCGGCGTCGAAGGCCTACGCGACCGAGGAGGCCGCCCTCACCGCCGCGAATGATGCGCTCGTCGCCGGGATGCTCGAGCAGGCCGAGGCCCACACCGAGGCGGGCGCGGCGGCGGAGGCCGGGACCGCGGCGACCGTCGCGGGCTATCAGGCGGTCGCCCAGCAGGTCGAGATCACGAGTGACGGCGTCAAGGGCTGGCTCGAGCTCATGCGGGCGACCAATGCCGCGAATGCGCTCCTCAGTCAGAACTCCCTCTTTACGACCGGGTCGACGCTCGAGAACCAGTCGCGCCTCGGGACGGCGTTTTCGCCGATTCCGGGGTTTGCCTCCGGCGTCGAGAATTTCGAGGGCGGCCTGGCGAAGGTGCATGGCGGCGAGGTCCTCGCGAATCTCCCACGCGGCACGAGTGTCTTCCCGAAGGGATCCGGATTCGGCGGGGCGAACGTCTCGAACGTCTTCAACCTGGTCGACACCGAGAGCAACCTCGCGAAGCGCGTGGCCGAAATGATCATGCGGCAGATCCGCGCGGGTACACAACTGGGGACGGCCTGACATGGCGAACGCCACGAACTACCTCGAGAACAAACTGATCGATCACCTGTTCCGGAGCGCGACCGCCGCGAAACCGCCGGCCCTCTATGTCGCGCTCTATACCGCGGCGCCCAGTGATGCGGGCGGCGGGACGGAAGTCACGGGCGGCGGCTATGCGCGCGTCAATCTCCCGCCGAGTGACACCAACTGGGGCGCGACCCAGGGCGGCGTCAGTGGCGTCAGCAGTGGCACCGGGGGCGCGACCCAGAACGCCGTCGCGATCACGTTTGCGACGCCGTCGGCGAACTGGGGGACGGTGACGCATTTCGCGATCTTCGACGCCGCGACGGGCGGCAATCCGCTCGTCTGGGGGCCGCTGTCGACGCCGCGGGATGTCCTCAATGGCGACCCGGCGCCGCGCTTCCCGCCTGGCACCCTCGCGATCACAGTGGCTTAAATCATGGCATTCGACGCCCATAAGAATTTAGCGATCGGGACCGTCGTCACGGCACCGTCGCCGCCGACAACCGGGACCAGTGTCACGGTCGGCGCCGGGGAAGGGGCGCGCTTTCCCGCGGTCCCGTTCAACGGCACCGTGTGGGCGGCGGATATGGCGCCCGATCCGACGACGGCGGAAGTGTGGCGGTGTACGGCGCGGGCCGGGGATGTCCTGACCTTGGTGCGCGCGCAGGAAGGCACGACCGCGCGGGCGATTGTCGCGGGGGATCTGATTGCGGCGACGATCACCGCGAAGAGTCTCACCGACATTGAATCGGGAGTGAACTTCCCCCTGATTCAGACCCCCGGGGAACTGATTTTTACGGGCGCGGGCGTCATCCGCACGGATGACACGGCGGGAGCGGATGCGCAATATCTCCATCTCACGGGCAGTGGCGCGGTCGGCCGCGGGGCCTATATCAACCTGATGGGGAAGGACTATCCCGGGCAAGCGAACGAGATGCAACTCGTCTCGACGACGGCGGGGGTCGGGGGAATCAAGTTTCAGTTAGCGGGGGCCGCCGGAAAAATGCATCCGTCGGGCGGGTTCAGTTGGGGCGGGACCACCGATCCCGGCGCGGGGAACCTCTCCGTGCAGGGGAATGTGGTGTTGAGCGGGGCGGCGGGGGCGATCCACGCCAGTACGCCCGATGGCGGGGATCTCAATTCGATCAGTCTCGGCGGCGGCGGCGCGGCGGCCCCCTCCCGCGGCGGGTATGCCCTGATTTATGGCAATGAGTCGGGCGGGGTGAACGGGGGGAAATTCGTCATTGGGGCGGGCGAGTCGGCGGCCAACGGGACGATTGATTTTTATACGGCGCCGGGGTACTCGCTGCGCGGTCGCATCCATGCGTCGGGCGGGTTCAGTTGGGGCGGGACCACCGATCCCGGCGCGGGGGCGTTTGCGGTGGGCGCGTCCCTGACGGCGGGGCAGAACTTTGTCGCCGTCTATCCGGGCTCGATCACCATGAGTACGGCCGTCGCGACGGCGACGAATCTCCAACTGTTCTACACGCCGTCGGGATTTGCGGGGTATATCCAGACGACCGGGACTACGACCGCGTACGGCACCACCTCCGATGCCCGTCTGAAAACCCCCCTCGGGCGGCACACCGATCCCGAAGTCCTCCGCCGCACCGTCATTCACGATTTCGTCTGGAAGACGGATGGGACGCCGGGGCGCGGCGTGTTCGCGCAAGAGGCCCAACTCGTCGCGCCGTTTGCCGTCAGTGTCGGCACGGATGACGTCGACGCCGAAGGACGGTTAACGAAACCGTGGGGCGTCGATTACTCGAAATACGTTCCCGACCTGATCACGGGCTGGCAGTCGCATGACGGGGAGTTAACACAGCATCAGGCGGAACTGGCGAAACTCCGGGCCGATGTCGCGGTGCTGATTACGCGGCTGGCGTGGCCGCCCGCCCGGAGTGTGGACCGGCCGCCCTCGGTCTATCAGCGCATCCGGGCCGCGATGGCCCGGTGGTTCCCCGCGTGGATCACGCCATGATCAGGCGGGATCTGATAACGCCGCTTTGGTTAACGTGCGGCAACCCGCCAGTTGCAATCGGGGGCGTGACACTCAGGCTCTGGATTACCCGACTGATCACAGTCACAACCGGGCGTCCGTGTGGGGTCGGGCTGACCCTCGGCGCGGACGGCGGCGATCAGGGCGTCCACGGCGGCTGTAATCGGCGCGGGAGTCGCCCCCTCAAAGGCGCGATCCAGTCGTTCGTCCAAGGCGCGTCTCGCGGTGTCGGTGTCGTCGGCCATCCGCCGCAGTCTACCGCACCCCCGCTCGGGTCGGATAACGCAGTACTTTCGTTAACGTGGGTCGTCAGGATCTTTCGACGCGAGGATCATCAAGTCCCACTCACGACGGGGCACGGTGATGGTGCTGCGTGAGGTCGGCGCATGATCGGCGGGATCTATGTCGCGGGCGCCCCGTTCGCGGGGATGCTCCGCCTCGGGGCGCAAGCGGCGTCCCTCGCCGCCTCGGCGGTGATCTCGTTTACCGGGTCCGCGACCCTCTCCAACCCGCCCGCCCGCCTCGAGGCCGCGGCCTCGATTGTCTTCACGGCCGCCAGGGCGGATCTCTCCGTTCCGATCGACACGACGGTCGGGATCTCGATCGGCGGGATCCCGGTGACGGGCCGCGTCCGCGTGAACGGCCTCACGATTCACGACATCCTGAACGACGCCCCCAATACCGCGACCTTCACGATCGAAGGCGAGGCGCCGGCCGTCGACCAGCGCGTCCGGATCACGAGCGGCCCGCGGCTGCTCTTTACCGGCGCCGTCCAGACCATCGACCAGGCCTTTGAATCGAAACCGGCCCTCCTGGCCTGGCACCTGACCGCGATCGACGACACGGCGGAAGCGAACGCACGTCGACCGTTTGGGACCTGGTTTGAGACGAGCGCGACGACGATCGCGCAGGCGATGACCACGACGTTCGCGCCGGCCTTCTCGACCGCGGGGATCGCCGCCGGCCTCGAGGCCGTGACGATCGTCTTCGACGGCGCGGATCCGTTTATTGCCTGCCTGGCGCGGCTCGCGACCGCGATCGGCGGCTACTGCAAGATCGAGGACCGGGTCGTGTATCTCTTCACCGAGGACCTGACCGATCCGCCGCATCCGCTCGACGACACGCATTGTTTCCTGATGTCGCCGCCGATCACCATGAACACGGATAGTTCGCAACTGCGAACCCGCGTCTATGGGAAGGGCTACGGCGAGAACATCCCGACCGACGTCAACGCGAACGAGACACTCCTCCCGATCCAGGACGGCGTGATGTTTCCCCCGCTCGGCGGGACGGCGATCGTCGGCCTCACCGCGGACGGCGCGCAGTCGGACACGATCGCATTCCAGTCGGTGCTGCGTCCGGTCGGCGGCACCCTGGTCGGCCCTGGGGCGGCGCCGGCCAATGCGCCGACGCTGGCGCTGGCGGCGGGCGGCGTGGTCACCAGTGGACTGCATGAAGTCTCCGTAGTGCATGTGACGGGCGTCGGCAAGTCCCTGGCCGGACCTCGAGGGTCCATTACGGCGGGCGCCATGCCGGCGCCAGGGGCGGCGCTGACGGCAGGGACCGCGGTCAATGGGACCGGCCCGGACCAGGGCAGTCACGATTACGTGGTGACGAACCTGATGCTGGGCGGGGAAACGACGCCAGGACCGGCGAGTAATGCCGTCACGACGTCGGCGGCGTCGGGGCAGATCGCGCCGCCGTCGACGTATCCGTATCCGCAAGCGGCCCAGAGCGGAACCGGCGTCCCGGACGGGCGCCATGCCTACGGGGCGACGTTCGTCAATGCCCAGGGGGAAACGCAACTCGGCAGCACGGGTACGAATTTCGGCGTGGTGGCGGGTCCGGTGTTAACGGGGCAGATCCCGCCGCCGTCGACAGGGCCGACACCGACGGCGGTAAGCGGTGCGGGCGTCGATGCGGGGCAGCATTACTACGGCGTCACGTTTGGCGATGCGAACGGCGATACGACGGTCGGCGCGCTGAATGGCATCACGGTCGGGAACGGTCCGCCACTGGCGAACCCGTCCGGCTACTGTCTGGCGGCGCTCACGGCGGGCGGCAGTATTCCGGTCGGATCCGGGTGCTGGTGGCGCTTCACGTTTGGCGATGCCGGCGGCGAGACCATGACCTCTCAGGCGTCGAATAACGGCGCGGCGCTGACGATCACCGCGGGGAACCAGAGCGTCAACCTGACGAACATTCCGACCGGACCGGCGGGGACCATTCGGCGCTATATCTATCGGTCGACGTCTGGGAATCCCCAGGACCAGTTAGTGGCGACGATCGAGAACAATACGGCGACGTCGGTCACGGATAACGTGGCGAGTGGGACCCGCTTACACCCCGGCGCGAATACGACCGGGGTTCCGTATCACATCGTCAATTTGACCAATATTCCGATCGGGCCGGCGGGGACGACGGACCGCAAGGTCTGGCGGCAGTCGGGCGGATTCGGCCCGCGGTTCGTCGGGCAAGTGTCCGGCAACCTGACGACGACGCTCACCGACACGCTGCCGAATGCGTCCCTGGGCGCCGCGGCGCCGACGACCAATACGACGGGGTCGATGGTCCCGACGAACCAGTTGGCGCTGGTGAATATCCAAACCGGACCCGCCGGGACCACCGCGCGAAAGATCTACCGGAAGAATGACGGCGGGTCGGTCTTCGGGCTGGTGGCGACGATCACCCTTTTCAGCACCAACCAGAGCGCACTGGGGCTCTGCTTCGCGGCGCTCACGGTGGCTTTGCCGGTGGGAGCCTGGGTTGGGTTGGTGCGCGGAAGATCCATCTCGGTCGAGAAGATCGACGAGCACCACGTGCATCTGAACATCCCCAGCGAA